GGTGTCCAATCCGTCGATGTGGGGGATACAGCCGCCCAGCTTTCTGGCGTGCTGCCCGCATCTTGCCACGTTTTGCTGTTTTCCGCAACAGGCGTCCACGTCTCAGGCGTGTCAGGCTCAGGCTCCCACTTCTTGCGACCACTTGCGACCACAGACGCCGCGCACACGATAACCGACGCAGCATTCTGCACGCGGTTGCATGTGGCGCTGACAGTTGCTACGCAGGCGGCGGTGGCGCTGTCCTCGAATATCGCAACGGCGCTTGCCGTTGTGGACGCCTGCACAGCAATCGCAGCAGCGCCATCACGAACCCTCAGACCAGACGCAGCAACAGTCGCCGCAGCGGATATGGACGCAGAGCCGCTTTGCACACGGTTAGCGGCAGCCGTAACGCTGGCAGACGCCGCAATCGTGGCAGACGCCTCCCTGACGCGCGTGGCAGACGCCGCAACGGATGCGGCGACGGCAATGGTAGCGCTGCCCTCTCGAACGCGATCAGCGGCAGACGCGGTGGTCGTAACCGTCTCGATGATCGACGCCGCGCCGCGAACGCGCACAGACGCAGCGGCGGTGGCAGACGTGACGGCAACAATGGAGGCAGCGCCAATAATAGCGCCGTCCAAGCCGTAGTTGTAGCTGCCGTAGGTGCTTCGCCCGTAGCCGCTGCGATACGTCATTAGTCTAGCGTGATGTCGAGATCGCCCGCAGGAATGCGGAACACGTCGCCGGTGTCAATCGTCTTGCTGGCAGTCAGGTTGGCGTAGGCCAGCAGATTGCCGCCAGATGACGCGTCGAAGATGCCAACGGCGACAACGGTGCCATATCCCGCCGTGGCGACGGGCCACTCTTCGGCGGCGCTGTTTGTGGCCGTGTTGCCTGACACGGTGAACGCCGTGGCCTGACGCGCGTAGCCGCCGCCGGATACCTCTGTGCCGCCGCCGGTGTCGTCAGGCGCAACGGTGTAAAGCGCGGTATACCACGCTGTCGGGCGTGTCGCGCTGTTGGTGGTGAACGCCCATGTCAGGACGGTTGTCTCGAAGGTGTTGGTGAAGCTCATCTCAATACGCCTTTATCTTCATGCGGCGACCAGACCCGCCAAATTTCGCTTTATCATTGTCTGCATTTATACCACCAATCGCGTTCGCCTGCAAAGACGCCCAAACGGCAATGCGCGCATCGTCTTTCAGATACGGCGCAGAATGCACCAGCGAGCTGTATAGGTAGGCGTCGGGGAAGTATTCCAGCAGCCAGTTTGACGTGTTGCTGTCGGACAACGCGTCGATCTTGGCGTAGTAATACAGCTCCGTCGAATATGTGCCATCGGGAACGGGAAACACCTCGATCTCGCCAGCCGTGATCGCGTAGTAGCGCGGCTCGTAGGTGGCGTTGGCCGTGCGGCGCTTGCGCTCTAGCAGCTGAAACTGGCTCAGCAGCTCAAGCGGCTGCGTGTTGCCGGAGGTAATATACATCCGTATGACCTCGTAGAAGTCGGCAGGCACGGCGCTGTACTGCGTATCAATGTTGGCCGTGGCGCGCTTCTCCTGACGCCAGTGGCGTATCTGGCGGTTCATGTCTGCCTCGGCCAGCGAAATAAACGTCGGGATGACGCTCGTCAGGTCATCGCGGTCAAGGAAGTCTGCGATGCTGGATTGCAGCTCTGCGTATGTTGTTATGGGCATTGTGTTGCCTTTATCACTGTGTTAACATTCACCCCTACATGGGAGGATAGCATGATTGACGTAGATTTAGCTAGAGAGCTGATCGTTTTAAAAGCCAAAGACCTTGGCTTGGAAGACGAAAAACTTGACCAGATGGACGAACTGGTGTGTGAGCTTTTAGGTATTGAAGACGCAGACCCGCTCATCTTTCCATCCTAGACAAGTAATCTAATATACCCTCAAGCACTTCCGGCGTTATTTTTTGCGCTGGCATAATGGTTTTAATTGCATGCGTTTTGTGCGCTTCATTTAACGCCTGACCGCTTTTGGTTGTTTTGCCTTCCATCGCGTCATACACGTTGCGGAACAACAATCCCTGCGGAACAGGTGGAAGAGATCCAGCATAATCACCGGCGATCTGTGTGTTATACGTTGAGTGCGGAACATTAGCGCGTGGCAAGTTGCCTTTTGGCTCGTTGTACATAAGCGGCGCAGACGTATCTATCTTTGCGGCTCCAAGGCCAAACATGCCAGCGGGCATATCTCTTTGCGTTGGGTCGGTTACGCTGTAACGCGCCTCCGCTGGGCTTGGAAAACCTTGCTCCTGCATAGGCGCGCTTTCCATAAGTCGAATAAACGATTTACGTTTTGGCGAAGATGTTGACGTGACCCATTCGCGCAGCTTTGGAGAAAGAACGCCGACAAAGTCGGGATCTACTGCACGCATAACCTTGTCAAACTCTTTAGCTGACTTCTTGGTTATCTTTGCGCCCTTCACAAGCTCGGCCATTGCAGCGCCAGTAAATGTGGCGAAGTCATTAGCGTCTGGAGACATGCTGCCAGTAAGGCCAAATATATCTGCGCCCTCAAAGTCGCGTGACGCTTTTTCTGCTTCACTTTCAATGCGCTTGATAATGTTTTGGTTTGACGCCCAAATAGCGCGGTCTTGCTGAGCCGCTGGGCCGCGCATGAAATCAACGCCGCCTTCTGTATATACCGGCTCGTCAAATTTTAAATCGTTTACGCCCTCAACTAACAAGCCGCGTGCTGTGCGATCGCCATAAAACGGCAAAACAACTTTGCCCTCCATGTCTTCCCATGACATTGGCTGACGCGGCAAGTTTTCGCCAGTGTCCGACATTTGCACGTCAGTGTCTGAAAGGTAGCCGCGCATTTTTGGCTTTTGATAGCCAAGCGGATCAAGCTCTTCTTTTTTTGGCCCTCGCCCAGATGCAGCTGACGTCAGCAAGCCAGTAGGCTTTGAAGCATTCGCCGCCATAATATTAGACAAGTGCGCTAGTCTTGGGTCGGCGCGTGCAGAACGGGAGCGGATGTTGGCGGGGTCAAAAATCGTGTATTCGCCAGCGCCGCCTACGCCTGCGAAGCCTTGCTCGGAAACCCTTTGCTCTGCCAAGCGGTCTGCGGCGTCTCTAGTTACGGCGCTACCTTCACCAAGGTCTTCCATAGCTTGCAGAAAAATATCATCGTAGCTGCCGCGCTCCATCAGTTTACCTTTGGTCAGCAGCGGATAATATGTGCCTGACGTGCCAGCTTCCCGACCTCTTGGCTCCGCGTAATATCGTGAAACGCCTATGTCTCCGTCTCTGACGGGGTCAACATAAACACCCCGCCCGTAAGCGCCAGCGGTGGACGGACGGAAAGCCAATATGTCAGGCGTTTCAGTAGTGCCAGCCGTTTCCTTTGACGTGCCGTGCATGCCCTCGCGCCTATATCCCATCTGGAACAACCGCTGCGCGCGGCTCTCTGCATCCATCGGCAAGTCGTAATTTTCAAACAGATACTGGTTTAGCTGCGTCGTCTTTACGCTGTCGCCCATGTCAAACATGTCGTCGGTAATATTGGCAGCGTCGCCCTCCTTCAGCATGCTAAGTATCATGTCGCCGCGTTCTTTCGGGGCGCTTGGCAGCGATGGCTTCTTTGGCCTTAATGTGCTTGCGGCAAGCCCACCGCCAGTCATGGCCAAGCCTGACATAGCAAGCGCATCGTTTAAGGCGTCTGCGCGTGGCGGCACGCCTTGCGCGTATTCTCTAGCAGACTCAACGCCGCGCGTGCCGCCGGCAATAAGATCCACCAAACCCTGCGGCACGGCAGGCGTAGCTTGGCCAGACCGTAAAGCGTCAAATATAGACATCCCTTGCGGTGCGTCTACCGGCAAAAACGTAGACCGGCGCTTACCCTCTTCCGGCGCAAGCAGCCCCATCAGCTTGCCCGCCATGCTGTTGCGGTTGCGATATTCGCGGCGCAGCTCGTCAAGCTCCGCAGGCGTGCGATACATCGCCTCTTCCTGCATCTGCAGATTAAAGTCGCGCGGCGACAGGTTAAATATGTCTATGGTAGCCATATCAACAATCCCACGCGCGGCGCGACCAGTAGTTCGCGCTCAGCTTGCTCGACTTGCCCTTGATGCCGCCAGAGCGTGCGCAGTATGATGCTTTGCGCTTAGGCTGATCCTTCTTGATGGACATATCGGGGTCGCCAAAATTGATCTTCTTCACCGTGTCGCCCTCAACCGCCAGCACCTCAAACTTCTTCGGCCCGCCGCGTCGCGGCTTATTCACCGCCGTAAACCCGTGGCGCTTCTTCGCTGCTGCGATCTTCTCTGCCCTCGTGCGCGCCATGCTACTTCTTCTTCGCAGTCTTCGCGGCCTTCTTAAACGCCTTCGCGGTGGGCGCGCCCTTGCTGCCTACCTTGCGCATCCTTTCGCCAGACCCAGCAGCAATGCGCTTACGCTTCGCGTGGATGTTGGCGTATAAACCCTTCTTCGGCATCCTATGCTCCTTCGCCCCACTGGACGCACTTATAATCGGTTACGCGGTATGTGGGAAACACCTGCCGCGCGTATTCCAGCCCGCTTGGTATGGATTGTATGCACTGGCTCTCGCTCTGCATCACGGGGCTGCCAAACGCAAAGCAACCACCCTCAACGCTGCACAGCAAGAGCAGCGCCGTCCACATTAATTGTAAGCGCCCCTGCGCTTCTTCGCCATACACGTTCCAGCGCGCTTGCATGCGGCGGGTGTCGGGCAGCCCTTACACGGCTTAAACTTCGGTGCTCTCATGTCACACGTCCTCCGTTATATCTTCCAGCATAATAACATTAAAACGCCAAAAAGAAACCCCGCGCGCGCAATGGGAGGAACGCGGCGGGGCCAAGTTGCGCGAGACAGGGAGGAAACTCGCAATGAAGCATAGATAGCGCGAGCAGGAGCGCTTGTCCATGTGTGGGGATGGTAAACTTTTTTCAGAAAAATGCAAATAGCTGCATTTAGGGGGTTGTATCTATGTTAACATTGTGTTAACTTAAGGTATAAATCAACAGGGGCTGCGGCTCCGCAACGCTCGGGAGGGCAACATGACTATCAACGAACTTATCAACTACTTAAACGAATTTCCATCATCTGGCTTCGCCGTACATTGCTACGACGAAGACGATGACTTCAGCGATGACGACGATTGGTCAGACGCCGCTGAATCATACACACGCAACGACGGCGGTCGCGCCGCGTCAGGCCGCAAAGGCAGCGCCGGAGATTGCGGCGTGCGCGCAATGGCCATCGCGCTGAACCTCGACTACGACGCCTGCTACAAGGAGCTGGCTCAAGCCAACAAAGACGCCGGACGCGCCAAGTCGATGCGCCGTGGCATTATGAAGTCAGACTTTGACAAAGTGCTGGCGCGCTACGGTTGGGTCTGGC